TTTCCTCCCTGAAAAAAAGAAGGGGCCCGAAGGCCCCGGTGATTAGAATGGCAGGTCGTCGTCTGCCTTGGCCGCAGGTGCCGCAGGCGCGGCCGCTGGTGCACGCTCCTCGTCGACATCGAATATCTGAACCCAGCCATCGAACTCACCGCCGACTGGTAGACAGTCCAGCTTGATCTTCGACTTCTGGCCATCGCTCAGGATGTGGCCTACGTTCAGCCAAGAGGTTTTCTCCTGACCATCCTTGGTGTAGGTACCGTTCGGTACCACTAGTCGCTTGATGCGCTTCATGCCGCGTTCCTCGCTTGCTTAACGAACTCCTGTTCTGCCGGCGACAGCCGACCCCATACTGCTTGTCGCTCGTAAGTCGACAGTTCTGCGATGGTCTCTTGCAGTAGAGAGACATCATCTGCTGACGTTGCATCAGCGATTGCGGCGGCCACCTCATCGAGGAAGCTGTCCGCGACCTTCAACAGCGCACGCCACTCAGCCTTGAACGCTGACTTGCGTCCAGCCGGGGCATCGTTGAAGGTATCAACGCGCTCTTGCTCCGAGAGCGACTTGTGGACGAACTCGTGAAAGCCCATCGAATCCTGTGCGGTTAACAACTGCTCCGCCTTCTCGTATGTTGACTTGTCGACCACATGCTTCAGGTCTCCAAGATACAATCCAATCCCGACGCCATGCATGGCTATGCTTTTAACAAAGCACCTCATCTGCGCGTCGCTAATATCTCTGGCGTTCGGGTTCTGTATTGCCTTGTTGCGATGATCCATGACCGGGAGTTGCATCTCGTGAGTGATGTCCCTCACCGTGACTCCGACCTTGACCATGATGCTCCCATCCGGGAACGTGACTGGCTCACCGAAGTAGTACGTGCTGTCGGGATACTCCTCGACCAGCGCGTTCCACGCGTAAGCCCATGACAGGTAATCGAGATTACCCTTTCGCTCGATGCCGTTGCTGACATCCTTGCGCGACAGCGCGATGTAACGATTGACTTTATCCATCTAGCCTCCTTGCTCTTCTTCCACAATCAGGCGCCGCAGGTACCACTCAGCTTTCTTGAGGTCCTCCATTGCCTGTCCCTTGAACCTGTGGCGGTGCAGATACTTGTGCACGTTGCCTAGCAGGTAATCCTTTACGCCGGTGCCCAACTGCTGGGCGATGTAGTCGATTGCCTCGACCTCACCGACCCGGTAATGCTGTGGCTTGTTGACGTTGTCCACTGACTCGTACGGGCGGTTGTCGTGAAACCGGGCCTTTCTCGCCGCGTCCCACTCCTCCGGCAGTGCGTCGTTTATGCTCATGCAACCTCCTTGTCGAGAAGCAGGTCTAGGTCAACATCCAAGTCCATCTCCTCGTACTCAGTGACCTCATAGCTACTGCACATGAACGTGACGACGGTGAAGTAGCCAAGTTCTGGCAGGTCGTCATCCACCGCCACCGCGTCGGGGTAGCCCTCTTGTGTGGCCTCCTCTAGCGTGTCGAAGTGCAACTCAATGCTGATAGGTTTAAGGCTCATAGCTTGTCCTCCGCCCTGTTAATGATCTCGTGAGCCTCGTCGAGTAAGGCGTTCCACGCTTCCACAAAGTTGCGATGCTCGATGCCCTGCTCCTCGCAGAGCGTCACGATCAACGCAATCTCAAACTCCTCAACCGGGTAAACCATGTCGATTAACTTGTTGAGGTCCCTAGCGTTATCTTCATCTTGCCAAGTCATATATGCCTCCTTGCATACTCCTTCCGGACGTGCACCATCACCTAATCAGTGGCCAGAGTTCGTCCATATTCCTGAGGGCCGAGTACCTCAACTTGCCGGCGTCAGCCCTCTCTGGTTTACCTCTCTCGTCGAGTTCTCCCTCGCGAACGATCCTCGCGCTTGACCAGAATTCGTCCTTGCCACACCAACCCATAAGGGTTGGCTGGCCGTTCGTTACGCTCACGAAAACGTACAGCCGACAGTCGGCATCCTTGATGCTCGCCGTGACGTGTGCGTCGTAGTCGTAACTTGGTGGGACGTTCCTTTGCTTGGCCTTGACGTCTATCTTGATGTCGCCAACTAGGAAGTCATGGTGTTGCTTGTCGCCGCCCAGATGCTGGTAGGTGATCCTCTGCTCTGCTAACGCATGAGCGAAGGCCATCTCACCTATTAGCCCAGCCCTCTGTCCTGATCCGTTTTCTAGGATCGTCGTGTCGTTGTAGGCGGCGCCGGTTTCATAGGCCACCGTACTTTTCGCGTAGGTAGTCGATGCTGACCGGCATGTAATCGAACTCACCGTCCTTTACGTCATGCAACATCCACACGCCTGACCATGTCGACCCCGTGTTGTGCTGTGGGGTGATGTAGCCCTCTTCGTGCGAGTAGAAGATGCCCGCCATGATCCCGGTGATGCGCTTACCGTCGGCACGCACACCCTCGGCGATGTCACGCTGTTGGACGTGGCCCTGCACGAACGACTGGTGACGCTTGGTCAGGCCGATGCGTGCGCTACTGATCGAGCGACCCATGACGCCACTGCAAATGTAGTGACAGAACACGACGCCATCTATGACGATTGGCTCCAAGAACGGCACGACCTCAAAGCCCCACTCCTCAAGGTTGAAGTCGTCGGTGCTGATCAGGTCCTCAAGCTGGATGTCGGCGTCGACTGCGCGGTTGATCCGGTGCTCATGGTTGCCCATGGTGTAGACCAGCCTCGGGTTCCACGCCTTGCGTTTGCCCTTCTTCAGCCTGTCGATCTCTGCCCGTATTGGGATCATGAATCGATCCATCGCCGCGTTGCCCGCGTCGATGTCCTTGACGTACCGCTTGCCCTCCATCTGCCGACTGCCCTTCTTGTCGTATGACGACAGACTAGGCATGTCCCAGTGATCACCAATGTGCACGATCACGTCGGGTTTCATCTTGACGGCGTAGTGACCGGCCCACTCAAGGTGGTCGGTGTTAACTCCGGGCTTTACCTGCGTGTCAGGGATCACCAATATCCTTGACCCTCGTTGCGTATCCGTAGACTTCAAGGTCGGCCTCCTTGCCCTTGGCTTTTCGTTCGAGTTCACCGTCGAGGCGTTTTGATTCACCTCGATAGTGGGCTGATATTGCTTTGACATTGTTTCTGGCGTACTGGGCTCGTCCTTTGCAGGCGGCGAGTTCAACCATTCCTTCAATCGCCTTATCGGCATCGTCACCTCCGTGTATCGATTTCCATAAATTGATGTGCTCCACCGGGTGCCCCTCAACGTAGTTGTGGCAGTAGGCACAAAGACTCAGTTGCCGTGGGTCATAGCGCGTACCCCAGTGCATGCGGCTCAGGAAGTGACTGCACTGGAGGCCCTGAGGCTTGTCGCTGTAGTCCTTCCCGCACCGCTGGCACTTCCACTCGGCACTTTTGCGGATACAGTCACTCAGGTGTTTATCCGCGATATTGCGCTTCACCTTGCTTGCGAAGCCCATCAGTGAACCAACCGCAGGTGTGGCTTCTTGTCCGGCGTGAACTCCGGCTTGATTTCGAGCGGGTGTATCCACACGACCCGCATCCCCTCGGTGAGTTGCTCTATGTAGTTGTCGGCCTCCTCCTCGGTGTAGCCTTCCCCGGCCAAGATTCTCCAGACTGCCTCTGTCTGGTAGCAGGGGATCGGTACACCCTCTGGGTCGAACACACAGCCAACTAGGGCATCGTTAAATTCATCGAGCAAAACAATCTCCTCGTACTCGTCCATTCAATCCTCCTCGAAATCTTCGGGGTCCAACTTGAAGTAGCCAGTTCGGCGGCAGTAGTCGTCACCCTCGATCTCGTCCCATACCGAGTAGTCCATCCCCCGGTCTGCAATCCATTGCATGTGCGGTGGGCACACACGTTTAGACTCAACCGACTTGATCTGTCCGCCCTCTCGGAGGAACTGGTCGACGTCGTCGGCTAACTGTTTCCTGAACTCATCCTTGTTCATCTTTGGCCCCCAAAGACACCGCCGTTCGGTAGTGGTCACGGACCATGCCCCGAATGTGCTCGGGGACATGGGTTTCCATGAAGTTCTTCTGGCGGTCTGGATCGCCCTGCATTTGAAGCAGGGCTAGTGCGTAGTGGCGGGGCGGATGATCCGCGTCCCACCATGACCTGTTACTCACAGTTCGCAGGCGTCACCAACGCAGGCCGCAGTCTTAGCGCCCTCAGTGGTGTCGCCCCTCTCGTAGCTGGGCAGTAGTGACCAGTCGATTGGGTCGAGGCACATGGTCACCTGATTAAAGGTGGCCTCGTCGATTGCCTCATACGGTGCCTGCTTATATGTGCCACCGTCGTGCGGCAGGAATGACATTCCCGCAACCTGATCCCAGTTGTCCCAAATCCACTGACAGGCCTCGAACCATGTGTCGTCCGTGTAGTAGGCCGTGCACGAAACCATGTGCGTTGCCCACGACTCGCCGTACAGCTTCGCCAGATTCAACTGATCGATGGTGGTCATGTTCTCGACGCACATTGCGTGCTCTGGTGACTTCACGTAGAAGTCGAACACGATGGTGCTGTCGGGTTGCATGACACACGGCTCGTGCGGCACGCCCTGATCAATCAGGAAGGCCGTGATCGGATCGCCCGTCGATTGACGCACCCGCCGTATATAGTGCTTGCTGTACCGTGGATGAATCCCGGACGAGCAGTCCACCAACTGGCTGACCGTGCCCGACGGCTTCACGCAGGAGACTGAGTGCGACGGGTTGATACCCAAACGCAGGGCCCACTCCTCGTTCACCTTCTCGGCGTGATCACGTAACTCCTCAAGCCAGCGACGCGTCTTGCCCATGCCGCCCTCAAGGCCGCCCATTACTGGGTGGTCGCAGATGCCTGAGAAGCTGATTCCCAGCAGGCGCTCGCGCTCTAGGTTCTCGATCCAAGACTTGCGGACATAGCGCCAGTTGGTCAGCGTCGATTGCAGAGTCCCGAATATGGAAGCGATTTCCACCTTCTTTTTCAAATCAGACAGACTGTCGCCCGGACGAATCACCACCTCGGACAGATTGCATGCCGACTGACTGGGCAGTGCGATCTCAGCACATGGATTACAGCCGAACTCCTGATTAGGGTCCCGGCGCCCGTGTTTCTCAATCTTCTTTTGTATGCCCTCGCGGTTGAAGATGCCGCGCTCGCCCGAGTAGCTTTTGTACAGGCTCGTCATCTCATCCATGAACACGGCGAAGTCAGGCTTCTCCGTGTAAGCGGCCGAGTTGTTGGCCAGTGCGCGGTTGCCATGGTGGTCATACCATGCGCCCGACTTGGCCATACGCATACGGTCATCGCTGACATTAGACAGGCTGATCATTGCCGAGCGGCGCACGCCGCCCACTACGATAGCCTGACCTATGCAGGTCATTAAATCTAAACACTCGGTCGAGTTCAGCTTGCGACCAGCGGCGCCCTTGAAGATGCGGACGACGGTCTCGAACAGGTCAACCAATGGGCCCGGTCCCGATGCACGTCCGCCGAATGTCTTGAGCCGCTCACCCGCCGCGCGTACCCGGCTAACGTCCCACGTCGGTACGTGCCCGGAGTACAGCAGGCTGATCAACTGACGCAGTGCTGACGCCCAGCCCTGCTTCGAGTCGGCAACCATGATCACCGTGTCGCACGGGACCAAGTCCTCGGGCACCTCGGGTAGCTTGTTTATGTACTGCCGCTCTACTGAGAAGCCGACCCCTGCCCCGCAACAGAGCAGAAACATGGCCTCATCGAAGGCTCTCATGTGGTCTACCGCGACGTATGTGCAGTTGAATCCTGCTGACGGGTCACGCTCAAGAGCAGGCCCAGCAGTCCAGAGACAGCGTGCACTGGGCATGACGTCCATGTCTTGGATCGCCTTGCCGAATCGCTTGGCCTCGGCGTCGGTGATCATCTCCTTGTCTTTCCAAAAGTTGACGTAACGCTGGACTGTCTCGGGCCATGTCTCCCGGCGTTGCTCGTCATCGAGCCAGCGTGCGTAGCGTGACGCGTGGATTAGGGTTTGGTAATCACTTAGTTCCAAGGTCACAGCCCTCCAAGTACTTGATGAGGTCACTGCGGACGCACATCCATGCGGTCATGACTGTCACAGTCATGATGATGATTACAGCTAACGAATCCATATCGTTGTCTCCTGATTAATCGAATGAACTTTCGAGTTCGTTTAAGCGAATGAGCATTTCTGCATCACTCAGTTGCTGGATGAACGGGACGCCATCGAGGTCGTAGTCGTAACGAGCCTTGGCGTACTGTCGGGCGTCGTCCTCTTCCCAAAACCACCGGGAGTGGCTTCCTGACTGAACCCGCCAAATGGGTCTTGATCTGACTGGCATGTTGATTCCTCCAAATCGATAGGCCGGTACATTCGTGCTCGGCTGTTGCATAAAAGTCGTGCCTCGCCGTGCTGGTACAGGCCAACTGAGCCGTGCCAGCTTGCGAAGCGTTGCTTGTGGATACATAGGTAGTAGTCCGCACCCGATTCGTCGTCGGGCGGGTCTCCCCTACTCCGGGCCTCCCGCTTGTCCGGGTCTGCCCAAAGGGTCACCACTGCCGCCGCCGCTCCAGTCAGGTGGGTGCTTCCGAGGAAGGCTGACTTGTCTGGCTTGGTGTGCTCGCCCTTACCACCAGCAGGTGGCTTGCGTAGGTGGTGCACGAGTAGCACCGCGACCTCGTAGTCACGGGCCATCGAGGCAAGGCGCGTAATGAAGTCACGCTCGGCCTCTATCTCGTTTGGCATACCGACCTGCATTAGTGGGTCGATGACGATCAGGTCACAGCCCAGCATGGTCTTGCTTACCCTGACGAAGTTGAGAACTGCCTCAGGGGTGATGACGTTCGTCGAGTTGTGCAAATAGATTTTGCCGTTTGCCCACTCAGCGAAACGCTGGACGTAGGGTAGGTGTGGCTGTGCGATGCAGGCTGACTGCTCCGCCAGTAGTTCCAGCGTGAAGTCGGCAGGCATCTCCAGAGACATGATCGCGACGTTGCGTCCTTGACTAGCCGCGTGCAGGGCCCACTGCGATGCGAAGGTCGACTTACCCGTGCCTGAGTAGGCGCCGAAGATAGTCACCCCACGCAGGGGCAGTGAGAACAGCCCGTGCAATTTAGAGACCGGGGCCTCGATGCCATCGTCGCCACGCTCGCGCCTCTCGACAATCTTGTCGTAAAGGTCGGATGGGTCGGCGATGTCCCAGAGCCCGTTGTCTCTCAGCCACTGCTCATCGTTAAACATCAGTCCTCGATCAGCCCCATCTCGTCGGGCGTCTTGAGAATTTCCTGAGTCAACTGAATGATCTCCTCGTTGCCGAGGGCCCCGACGGTGATGCCGAGGCACTCAAGGAAATCCATGCAGTTGTGGTGATCGTACTGGCCGCGCTCAATCAGCCGTTGCTTGGCTCTCGTGAAGCCGTTTAGATTTGCCACCGGCATATCAACCTCCATGTTTATTTGCTGGCATACTCTTTCCGGACGTGCACCCCCGCTTTACCCAGCGGTCGTAGTTGCCGCGCTGGTAGTCGAGGTACATGTCCCACGCTTCGGCCACCTGCTCAGGTGAGCCGTGTTGCTGGAGGGACTCGATTGCATCGAGCGCCTTGTCGCTACGCTCTTCAGATGCTTGGTCGTACATCTGCGCTTCGAAGTCCATGAAGTTCCCGTCGCTGATCGCTTCGGGGTCTGACTCGACAGGCCGGTACTCGAATGGCTCGTCGTCGGTCATGCGCTTGGCGACCACCGCGTAACGCGCGGCCGAACCGAGTTCGCCGTCGATGCGCTCCAGCAGTGTGCGAGGGCAGGTGATCTCAGACATGAATGCCGTGATGTCTGCGACGACGTCGTTGCGTACTGCCCACTTGTAGGCACCGGGCGTGCCGTACTTGAAATCGCGTACGGTTTTGTACTTGCGTGCCTCGGCCGTAACAGAGGCAAGGTCCCATGCGTTTCTCATTACAGAATCCCCCACTCTTCACCGTCGAACTCAGAATCTTCGTACTCTTCGAATCGTTGCAGTAAGTCGGCGGGGTCCATGACGGTCATGTCATGCAATTCGCCTTGAATCCGCATGGCGTCGGATGCGGTCGTCTCCGCGACGTATGAACCGGCCCCAGCTTTGACCGTGTACCAGTCGTTGTTGGGGTTCTTGATCTGCAGTTTCCGCAGGTAGCTTTCAGCTTTCATAATCATCTCCATATGATCGTGAGTCGTTAAATAAAAATATGGGCACAGCAATCCCCGGTACTATTCTTCCGGACGTGCACCATCGGTTGGTTT